TTTCATCTCTCTCTGCTTCTTCCAGTGAGCAAGCATATCCAAATGCTTCCTCTTCTTTGCGTAATCCTGTTTAACATCACGTGCACCAAATTTTGTTGCCTTAGAAGGATCAACAAATGTAGGCTGTACTAAGACAACATCTGATGAATCAACTAGGGGTTTTGGTGCAACAACAACTACAGAATTTGATACAGATGGGATACCACCATAGGCAGACCAAATGCCTTTAGGTCGTATCTTCTCTTTCTCTTCTTCTGTCAGAACTACCTCTGGAAGTTTTATCGTATGTTTGGAAACCCATTTAGGTTTCGGAGGAACGACAGGCGGAATCTTGCGTTCCTCCTCGATAATAACATCGTGTGCAATCCCATTGCCTCTATCATCAATGTCAATTATAGCTTCATCTGAGTGTCCATCCTGTGGATCTGTTATGTAGTCGTCAATAGCAGATCTACCAACCCGATCTTCATCTATATCAATGATATCAGATGAGTCACTAGGTGGCATATCTCCATCTGGCTCCTGCAAACTTCCACTCATATACAACTCAAACTCAGCCTTACTATTTAACTGGAACATCATTTTAATCTGGTCCCTAGTTGGTAGGGCACCTGTTTTAAAAATCGGAGATACATCCTCGTAATAATAACCAGCAAAGTCATGGTTAAGACCCATTACAATATCACCCGGAACATTAAACAACTGTTCTGCAACTTGCATTAGATCTGGATACTCCCACATTCCAGCAATTGACAACCCTAGCATCCTCTCCTTCTGACCAATCGCTGACCTACCCATAGAATGACGAGGAAAAAGCATTGCCTCAACAATCTTATCCTTGTCAGCCACTGGGTAGTAAGTCATCAACGAACCATCCATAACACCCCTAACAGACATACCTAGAAAAGTAACTCCTGTATCCCCTATCAGCTTAAGTGGTTTAAAAGAGTACTCCTCTTTTAGCCTAAAAGGTGTTTTCTCTTTTAGAGCCCCAATTAATAATCGGTAGAAATGGTTGATTTCTTCCTGACCCGAAGTAGGACCAGGAGCAATTTTTACAGCCTTGAGTCGCGTTAAAGCAACTCTAGACGCTAAATCTAACCCTAGGACATTCGCAGTAATGTCAATTAAAGTTGTCAATGGATGTCCAGAATGGACACCAGTTGATAAAAAGCAAACAAGCGCTTTATACATCACTGCCGATGTCTTAAACGCTGACTCGAGAACATAGGTAAACAACACCTTATCTCTCGGAGATTTACACTCAAACATATTCCAAACCACATCACGTGTTTCAATGGGTACAGTCGCATCAAAACCAGAAAAATCTGGGCAGCATACCCACACTACACCATCAAATGTGGTGTATACCCAAATTGCATCATCTCCGAAGACAAGAGCATTAAATTCTCCAATAGGATTATGATTCACATGTTTTATAAGTTTTTCGGCTCCACGATAGAACCAAGAAAACTTATAAGCACTCCATGACTCAGAATTCTCTAAGAAATTTAACATCTCAGATCTCAAGAGATGGGACACATAACGTGCCAACCAACCTGAGCTTAAGGGATAAACAAAATACGGACGTATTTTCTTCTCCATTGAACTTCTCTTATACCTGTCTATCTTTCTCTTAAACAAGCATGTGAATTGTTCGGGGTGGAGGATTTTAAAAGTGTTAAAAGCCTCTGCGG